TTCAGGCTTTGTCTGCCTTGGTTGCCGGACACATTGTTGAAGTGGACACCATTCGCATTTATGACGTTTGGACGCTGCACAGTGGCTGACCCCAGCATCTCTTCAAGTAAGTCATCACAAGAGGCTAGGCGCACTGCTCTACCCACGTCTCCGTGTGTTTCACCTGCAGAGTGCAATTCCCTACGAGGCCATGGGTCTCTCAGTTGTGGGGGCATGGTTAGTCTTTCCAGAACCACCTGAGTGCGACAATAGCGCATACGAGTATCGAGGCGTAGTAGATGAACAACCATTTAGTGCTCATAGTGAGTACTGGTCGCATTCGTGCAGGGGTACTTGCATAAACCATTCTGATGCTGTATGCACCGTGGGCTTACGAACCATCAGGATTTCGTTGAGGCCGTCGTCGCCCGGTGTAAAGACCAGCGCCTCAGTGCGTTCAGCGTTCACGATCACATAGAACACATACGGCTTGCATTCGATGAACTTCACCTTCCGTGCTGCAATGTGCACACTGCCATGAGGGAAGTAATGCCCTGACCATGAATGTTTGACTTCTACTTCTACGCCACAAGGAACACCGTTGCAATCGCCTACTAGGTCAATGCCGTATTTGTCTGTGTTGACGTTGAGTTGAAAGTCTGCCCATGTTTGGGTTTCTAGAAACCTGATGACGTCATGTTTGCAGTTGTCATCGGCGTCATACTGCTCTGGGCAGAACGGTTTGTTGCTCATTGGGCTTCCCTCCCTAGTCGTGCTGCGATGAGGTCTAACTGGTTTGGTCGCCACACATAGTGTTCTATGCCTGACGCCAGTAAAGCCTCGCCCCACATCATTTGATCATGTGAGAGGCGTCCAGTGGTGGATTTGAGTTCGGCCATGATGAAACCCCTAGTCCTGTGCACCATGCAAAGGTCGGGGAATCCTTTGCCGTCTGACCTAAAGACACCGGGTCTTACTTGGTGTGGGGAGGCGTGGAAAATGAGCCAGCCGTTCATCTTGGCTATCTGCTCGACCTTGTCTTGAAACAGACGCTCGGAGGCGTCACCCATTGGTGGCACGGCGCAGCTGGCTTTCTAGAGTTCGGTTTTTTTGCATAAGTCTTTTACATTCCTCGGACAGAATGCTGAGTTGTTTTGCCATGTTGCCTACACAGTCACATTCAGGGTCATAGTTAGTTGTGGCTGTGCAATCTGGGTAATGCCATGCACCGTTCAAGCCGTACGGCATCATTTCTTGCTCGACTGTCCGAGCAATAGCCCTGTCATAAACACGCTAAAAACAAGAACAACAAAAGTGAGAAGTTCGGTCATTAGAACGGCTCCTCTTCCGGCAATGGCACTTCTTCAGGCTCATTGTTCTTCAACGCTTCAATGGCTTTAGACACTTGGAACTTGTCCATGCTCGGCAGGTCAAGTGGGGGCAACTTGCCTGCTTCCTTCAAGAGTTTCTTGTAAAGCCACACCTGTTTGTCGCTGGGTGCGTTCGCTGGGCGCTCCGTGGTGACACCGTCGGCGCTGGTTGTGGTCACACGCTGCACCTTGGCCATCTCTTCACGGCTAGGACGCTTGGAAGGGTCTGTGCCTGCAAGGTTGTAGTTGGCTAATCCTCGACCGACAGAACCTGTTTCTGCATTGGCGAGGTGCGACGCTTTATTTATGTGGTTTGAGTTACGCACTTCTTCTTCCCACCCTGTCGCCACAAGTACGTCACCGATGTAGATTTCGGCTTTGAACACGGCCACATCTGCTAGGTAGTGCACCAGTTCTGTAATGATGCGCCCATCTGGGTGCGCTGTGTAGAACTTGTTTATTCTGCTACTCACTGGTTCGTAGTCTTCAAGATTGAACGCCATTGGAATAGAGCCTTTCTAGTCGGTCACATTCTTTTTCAAGTTCTCTAATTGTTTTCATCATTCCTTGTGCTGCGTGTTCCAGTTTGGCAACTGTTTCTTTGCAGGCTGTGATGTTGTCAAGCAGTTCGCATTGGCGACAATCCTTGGTAGGGAATCCGGGCTTTTCTTTGCCTAGGTAACAGTCCTCATGGTGATAGTTGACGGCCATCAGATGAGACCTTTTGCGTACAGTTCTGATGCTTGCTTTGCAGAGTCCAGAATCAACTGGGCAAGTGCGTTCGGGTCGTCTTTCTTAGCCATAGATAGTTGCCCGATGGCGTACTCGACGGCTTCACGTTCTTGGAAACGCATCTCTATTTCTAGTTTCGCAGCCAACAGGCCGAGAGTGTGTATTGCTTCTGAATGTGTCATTGTTTCCCTCACTGACTCAATGCGCTATTTGCAGCGCCTCTTCTTTATAACAACTGGGTGGTGCGACTTGCAAAGTTGGTCGTTCAAACCGTTGCAGTTATGGCGTATTGCGCCCCAGCCGTAAAGTCCAGCCGGGCTTCTTCGCTGACCATTCTCGGTATGACCATAGAAAGCAATTCTGTCAACGCCACGAGCCTGCTGTGCAAACGTCAACAAATGCGCCTTGCGATTCGGGGTGTTGTTCCAGTAATCCCAAGTGCGCCTGTAAATGCCAAAAGCCGTCACATACGAGCGAGTCGAGTGGCGTGTGTTGTTGGCTGTTTCGCAGCGTGCTAAGTCCAAATACCATTCCTTCCCCATGGGGTGATTCCAGTCTTCTTTAGCAGCTGCTGGTGCTGGAGCGAGTAGGGCAATGAAAAGCGTGAACGCCATGATGAACTTTGTCAATCCTCAAAAACTTCTATTGGCAATCCCCAAGTTCCCCAACTGTCTTGCCGGGTGGCCACGGAGGCCTGAACTATCAGATTTGTCTCAGGGTCTATAAACACCTGAACGAGTAATGTCCTGTCTTTTGACACTAACGGAAGATAGGTCAGGACAAGTGGCTTTTCGCTCATGCGTCGTACCATTCCTCTGTCATCATTTGTTTTACTTGGTCTGGGGTTAGCAGAAACCCTCTGCTGGGATGTTCTGAACCCTTGGCAAAATCCCATTTCTCAATGTGACCTTTGTTAAGTCGAAGATACTTTTTGAGCCTTGCCACGCTGACCAGTGAAAAAGCACCGGGGGCGTATCGGTAGGCCCACCATTCTGCCTTTGTGACGTTAATACCTGATTGACACCATTCGCCGTTGTCGTTCATGCATTGGGTTTCAATGGTCATTTTGCCGTTTCGGTATCGGTCTGCTTTGACTTCTACTTTTGACCCTTGGACAGAGTTAAAGAAAGCGACCAGTTCGGCTTCTGCTCCTTGGCCGTATGCCAAGTCAACTTTGAAGTCAAATTGTGGGTTGTACCCTGTTTGCGTTTTGGTCATGGTTTCCCTCCATCAGCCCATTATGACTCAAGTGAGTGTCAGTTTGGAGGATGCGACCCTAGGCGCAGGAGGGAAACACGCCACGCCTAGAGCCTGTCAGATTCGGCTAGGCCTTGTCTGAGTTAGGTTTTGGCAATGCGCGCCATGCTGCTTCGAGCGCTTTAGCGTCTTTTGCCAAGTCCATTTCAAGTTCAAAGTGAAGCCATGCGCCCCCTATTGAACCTGCGTTGTCGGTTGCTGTAAAGATTTTGACGCCTTTTTGCCCTTCGCCTCTAGAACAGCGCCATCCTCTTCCAAAGTCCCCATAGGCGTAATCATGCAGTTCGCACAGTCCTAGGGCTTCTGAGTGCTCAATCAGCCAATCCCACAGTTCTTTAGCCTGTGCTCTGCCTGCTCTGGTCTTGGGATAGCCCACGTCGCCAGCCACACCCAAGGAATGGGTGCTGAGGGTTTTGCCTCCACGGATGTTGCGAACAACCCATGTGCCCAGATTGGTAAATGATGGGTAGCGCCGTTTGCATAGGTCAACGAACTTTTCTGTTCCTGCGAGTTTGCCTGTGCCGGGTGTGGTCACTGGGTAGTAGGGGTATTTACGAGGCACTAGGAGGGTCTTTCGGTTTGTCTTTGAGGCCGTTGCCTGCGAGTACACCGATGAGGCCACCTGCGAGGGTCATAAGCATTGGTGAGAGGACTGCCCATGCTTCGGCATCGTTTGGTGCTTGGTCGAGTGGTTGGGTGACGAATAGGAGGCCGTAGATGAGTGATGCGATGGCCATGACGAATGAGATTGTGAGTCCACCGGCAACAAAGAGAATGATGCGTGCTTTTATTTCTTCGTTTGTTAGGCGTTGTTTAGGCACAGCGTCCTCCTCCTATTTGTGTTTGTGTTCCGATGGTTTCGGGGGCTTTGTTTTTGATGCGTTCGCAGTTCACTCTTGTACGGTCTGCACAGGCTGTGAGGGTGATGGCGAGCAGGCTAATCAGGGCTAGGCG